ATCATCTTCATCATCTTCTACAACAGGCTTAGCCTTTTTCTTTTTCTTAGGAGCTTCATCTTCATCTTCATCATCTTCTACAACAGGCTTAGCCTTTTTCTTTTTCTTAGGAGCTTCATCTTCATCATCACCTTCATCATCATCGCTAATGATTTCTTCTTCATCTTCATCATCTACATCAATAATATCATCATCATCTTCAATATCACGTTTCTGTTTTTTACTCACAGGTTTATTCTCCTTTTGACTGGTTTCATCTTTTTCATCAGCTTCATCATCAATATTCTCAATATAAGGTTTCAATATTTGAACCATTTCTTCAACATTTTTACCAAAAAAATCTTTAATCTTATACTGAGTTGCAATCAAATAAAGTTCAGGTAGTGTTTTTGTTTTCAAATCTTTAGTATTCATTTACATTTATAATACCTTTCTAAAATTCTTATATTTATAATATACTATAAAATACCTTGAAAGTAAAGAATCTGTGTGATTTAATTTCATACAAATATTTCTCTTAAAATAGGGTTGCACCTAACAATATCAGAATCATAATTAACAGCAGCAGGGTCTTTTGCATAATCTGGTAACTTTGCATCAATAACCTTTATACCACAATCAGAAAATACATAATTAGCTTTAGCAGTAAAATGTATTGGATAACCATATTTATTAACAGCAGTTCTACCTGCTTCATCATTATCATACATAGTTATTATATATCTAACATTTGAATTGATTATCCTATCTATTTGATATGGGGAAAAATTCTTTGCTGCAATAGCAGGATAACCAAATTGTATTAATTTTAAAGCATCTGTAGCACCTTCTGTAAAAACTAATACCTTTTCATTCTTAACATTTTCATAATTAAAATATGATTTCCATACTGCACTACTTTTTGGTCTACACCATCTTGGTTTTAAATTATCTTCTTTAACATATCTTGCATCAAAAAATAATATACCTTTCTCATCAGTAATAGGGAATATTAAACAATCTTTATATTTGCTATCACTATCTCTACAAAATCTTATTCCATTATCTATCAATACTAATTTATTAATCCCTCTATCATTAAAATATCTTACACAATTTTTATCTCCATATGGATTAGATAATTGTTGAGGTAACTTGAATCTTTTATACTTCCTATTATATCTATCTATTTTCAATATTTTTTTCTTAAATCTTTCCCACATATCTTCTTTAATACCTTCAACAAAATCTTCAGCAGATATTCCAAATATATTACAAACATCTTCCCAAGAATGTTTTCCACAACCAAAACAATTAGCTGTTCCAGTTTCTTTATAAATACCTAATGATGGCCGAGATTTATCAGATTGTTCGTGAAATATACAATTAAATGAAATCCATTCACCATAGTCTATGATATTATCACAACCATTATCTTTTAAAAATTCTTCCCAATCTTGAACTTCACTTGGAGTCATCTTGTTCTATTTCCATCTCTATAGTATTTTTCACTTTTTCTAATTCATCAGCTTCATCCTGATTAGATTCTAAAAACTTAGTTTTCTTTGTTTCTGAATGAAATCTACCTTTTGCAAAATCATGAAAGCACGGTATAGGATGAGGCTTCCCTGTAAATCTACCTTTCATCATATGCAATAAACTTACCTCATTTACTTCCACATTTTGTATTCCTATAAATACATCAGCATGTCTAAACATTAAAGGAGAAGAGCCCACATCACGTTCATCTGGTGCTCTTTTTGTAAATTGACCTTTTTTATCTTGAGCATTAGTGCCAACTTCTTTAGATGATTTACGCATCTGAGTAGCTGTCCATATAGGTACTCCTTCTGTTCCATCAAAGTTATTAAAATGTTTAGCCATTAAATGCATATCCCAAGATATTTCTCCAAAAGAAGTCCATCCTTTATATTCTTTGTGTTCTTTTTCTGGTTCAATATCATCAAGATAATCTATACATATTAAATGAACTGGTTCTTGCCATTTATTCATTATCTCATATACTTTATTAACTATAAAAGACATCTTAGCATTTTTCTTAAATGAAACAACTTCCAGTTTTCCATCTTCATTTTTAATTTTATCAATTTTTCTTTTCCATCTTTCATGTATCTCCTCAGTATAATGTTTAGCAGGATTCCTAAAAAATTTAAAGTCAATGCCAGCTAAATTGCAATCCAATCTAAATTGTGTTTCTAATAATTGCATCTCTATAGTAAAAAGAACTACATTAAAACCTTTTCTCCTTGCTTTAAGTGCTGAACTTTGAAGAAAGAAAGATTTACCAGCATTAGAAGAACCTGTCACAAATCCCAACTCTCTATCCAAACCGCCTTCCAAAGCATTATCTAAATCATAAATACCAGTCGGTATCAATTTATATTTATCAGGATTATTCTTTCTCTCTAAAACATAATTCTCACGTTCTAAAAAATTCTCTGTAATCTCTGCCTGATCAACATTACCTGAATCATCTTCCATTCTAAAATTACTAATAAGTTTTTCAGCTTCTTCAATTTTAGATTCATCAAGGTTATTAAATAAATCCATATTGAATTGTTGCATACTTCTTGCTTTTCTCAAAGTATTTAATTCTTCAAGATATACAGGGAAATTCTTAACTGTCTTGCTATTAGGTTTAGTGTTAAGAAACTTTTCAATAACAGAATATAATTTCTCCCTATATAATTCAATATCGGATTTCTTTTTTGATTTTAATTTGAGCCTGTCTACTTTTCCTTTCAGCAATGCCATAGTCATCATTTCTCCAGTACCAGAGAAATGTTTCTTCACTAATCTCAAAACTATTCTAAAAGATTTGTCTGAAAAAATGGTTTCAGGTATTTTATTCCTACTTACACATCTTAACAATATATCTTTATTCCAAAATAAAGTTTTGAGCACCTTTCTTTCTATATCAAGATTTATATATTCAGCCATTATTCCCTCATATCTTTAAGACTTCAAATTCATGTTCTAATGTATCCAGATCATAGGGAAAGGCTTCATTAAGGATTTTGCCTTCAGGTACTCCAATTAATAATTGAGAACCATTATTAAGACAAGTATTTACAAAACCGCCTAACATACCTTTCTTTTGCTCTTCAAATAAATTTACTAAACATATAATATCTGCAGTTGAATGTCTATCATATATAGGTGTTAATTCACTTTGAGATAACCACTTTAAAGACACATCTAAATTTCCCATAAATTTTAATCTCAACATTTTTATACACCAAGCATAATAGTTACAACTTATTAATATTAAATTAGAATCACCATTAATAAACAATGCTGCCTCTTTTGGTATCTCACTACCAAATTTTGGTATAGGATTGATGTAAGGTATTTTAAAATGTCCATGAACTAATTTATTAAACCAATCAGTCCCACTTTCTTTTTTTATCATCAGTTTTCCTTTCTTGTTTCTTTTCTGTAAACCAATTTTGTATCATAGCATCAGAACAAATAAGACCTAATGTGAGAGAAGTCTTTTGCCCTTTTTTAGAAAAGACCCATTTCAGATATTCAACAATACTATTATAATCAGTATCAAAAGCCTTAGAATTGAGAATAGTTTCTTTGAGCTTTTTAATAAGCCCATACATCTTTCCTCTTTTAAACTGTGTTGATTTTCTTTCTAAATCTGTTTCAATACTTTTAAACCCATATGTCTCATAAAATAGGCTCTCAATAAATTTAATCCATTCTTCATTATTCCATCTATGCGGATGAGTATTATCAAAAGCAATCTTTTGTTGTTTAGATGGTATTACTTCAATATTCTTTAATCTCAATGTGAATCTTTTTTGGTCAACAATTACTCTGATAGAATTTCCAGTAACTTCTTTATCAATATTATAAGGGATAGAAAGTTTTATCTTATCTGTTTTAAATGTTGATATATCTTCTTCAGCAAGAACTCCATCAATTATTCTTTTTAAATCTATTATAATTTGTCCATTAAGTTTTTTATATTTAATTTTTGTAGGTAAAAATTGAGATGTAACATATTTCTTATCAACATCACTAAATCTTTTTAGCTTCATATTAAACCACTCTCCGAAGCATATTTTTAATATCTCTGAATGTTAACCTCTTAATTCTATTTTCTTCAACACCATCATCCATAACATTTAAAGCCAGGTTATAACGATTATATACAACGTCATGCATCCCTTCTTCTATTGTTCCAGAAGTAAGAAGATTTATTACATATATATTTTCAGATTTTTGATTCAGCCTATCAATTCTTCCTGCTCTCTGAGTCATCTTAGCAGGATTCCATAGAATATCCGTATTAATAACATAGCTTGCTGCTGGTATATCTACTCCCTCTGCTAATATATCAGAAGTTATTAATACTTGGCAATCAGAATTAGAAAATTTATCTATCATATCTTGTCTATATTTAACCTTACCCTCTGCTCTCTGACCATGCATAGCCATACACTTAATGCCAGCTTTCTTAAACTCTCTTTCCATTATGTCTACGAACCTTACATAATGGCAAAATATTACCACTTTATTCTCTTCAATAATTTCTGGTAATATTTCTAATAATGTATTCAATTTAGATGAAGCAATTTCTTTATAATCAAACATCTCAGTAGATAAACAAGCTTGTAGAAGTAAACCAGATTCAGTCATAGCTGTTGCAGCAGTAACTTGTCTTGCTTTATCACTATTAAAAAGATTATCTTCAACTCTATCTAATACTTGATTATAAAGTTGCTTCTCAGGTTTACTCATTTCTATCCATAAAGTATCTTCATTCAATTTAGGAAGATAAGCTTGAAGTTGATCTGCAACTTCCGGCTTTCTTCTTCTTACTGAACAATACTTCATCTTATTCCTTGCATCACTAATTCCTTCTGCTTTTGCTCCAATTACTTTCCCCCAATAATCCATTTTTAGATACTTATTAGCAAATCCAATAAAACTATTTCCGAAAACATTTTCATTAATAACTAACATAGCACCAAATAAGTCAGATAACCCTGTCTCTACATAAGTTGCAGAAAGACCTATTCTTGAAATACAAAATTTACTATTAGCAAAGGCTCTACATGCTTTTGACCTCTGACTATTAGAATTTTTCAATTTTTGTATTTCATCAAATACTACTGTAAATAACTTAGGGGTGAAATTCTTAATATATGCATCATAATCTATTCTTAGAATATCATAAGAAAGAATTAGAAATGGATCTTCACTATCCATAAAATCTTTATACATATTTCTTCTTACATCAGGCGTACCTTCTAAAATATTAGGAATTATATTGAAAAACTTTTTAGCATCATTCTGCCATTTCTTTTTAATAGTAGAAGGAACAACTATAAAAACTTTCTCAGTCTCTCCATCATCCCATAAACTATAAGAAGATGCCAGACCTTGAACAGTTTTACCTAACCCTACTTTATCAGCAATAACTCCATAATATACTTTCTTTATAAACTCAACTCCAACATGTTGGAAAGGTAGAAGTTGATTTCCATTTTCAAGTTTAACACCACTATCAATGCCTTCAAGAGAATTACGCAATTGTAGTATTTCTTTTAAATATTTTCTTTGAGCAAAATATTGTTTAAAAATCTCAAAAGCCATTTGTACATTCTCCTGCTTTATTTCATTTAAATCTTCTAAAAGTTCTACTATAGAATTCAGAGTAATTTTCCATATTTTGTTTTCTCTCTTACATGGATATTTCTTAATCCTTGACAAAATATCATAAAAATGTTTCTTAGAAAAGAAAGTAACAGATACTTGCTTTCTTCTCTTATCATTATCATCTTGGTATATCTTTATCATAAATATACTAATCCCTAAACTAAATATAATAAAAATTTATTATATCAGCTTAATAAAAATCGGGCACGGTAAAGATAAATGCTGATTTATTTATTCTTAATTATATAATATACTATAAAATTTATGCCATAGTTATTTCATGTACTATTTTCATATCAAGCATTATCAATTTCAAAATATTCTCCACCATATTCAATATTCTTAAATTTTCTCAAATAAATGCCTCTTAATACTAAATCATTAGTATGACCTAAAAATTTATCATGAAAATAGTTTCCACTAAAATCATCTATTATTCTAACAAAATCTCCATTTATGTTATCTTTATGAGGTATGAAAAAATTAAAATCACTTTCGGTAATACCTATACTCTTTATCATTTGTGCTCTTGAACAATATTCATAATTCAAACTATATATTGGACGCCATCCTCTTACATAATCTTTATCAGTTCCATCTACCATTTCATAATTAGCATCAGTCTTTCTTTCCCATTTAAGCCTAAGAGAATTAGGGCACTCTAATTCAACTACTTCTTTCACTTCATATACTTTAAGATCATCTAAATAATAATCCACAGTAGAACTATATCCAGAATATATTTCAAAATGTACGTTAGTTCCAGTAAACCCAGTCATATCAGCAACAAAATAAAATCTTATCCATTGGCTGGTATCATCAGAATCATATACTAAAGCATCATCATCTAATTTAATAACTAAATCAACATAATTAGATGGTGTTGCATCTCTGGCTGTTCCATTATCAGTATATACTCTCAACTTAATAGTTTTATCAGTAGTAGTAGCAACTGTAACTTTAACAAAGCCACTTACTAAAATTAAATCCATCTCATTACCATTATCAGTAGAAGTTCTATCAAAATAAGTATGCATATAAGCTACAGAAGATTCCATAGCTAAAACATAATTACCTACCATAGCTTCTTCACCAAAATCACTTCTATCTCCTGACCCATCCCATCCTACTAATGTATCATCAAATGAACCATTAGATATAAGCTCTGTTTCATATAATTTCAATAATACAGGTTCTCCATATGAACCACCAACTACTTCATCTTTCCACGCATGTTGCGCAGCCAGTGTCTCAGGATAATTAGACATTATTATTCTCCATTTTCTTCTTTAGGAAACATATCAGGCGTTATTATTATTTGCATTTTCTTTGCCATCTCACTCATTAAAGTTGTTAAAAAATTTAATTTAAGATTCATAGAATTTTGTTTAAGTTCCATATGATGCATAGAATTAGTTACTGCTGTATCCATTTTGTGCTTCTCTTTATTATGTAATTCAACAGATTCTTTACACTCTTTCCTTACAATATCATATGTTTTATTCACAAAATTACTTTCCTCATCTCTTATTTCTTCTTTTGCAATATCTCTCATTCTTTTATGATGATTTCGAGTTGCAAAATAATATGTAACAAAACCTGTAAACAAAATAGCTATAATGCTTGAAATGATAGGAACTAAATATGCAGACATCTATATCTCCAAATTATTAAAAATAATATTACGTTCTATTAAATTAAGTTTTGTAGTTTTAGAGTCCCAAGAATGATCTATCCCTACAATTTTAAATTCCTTTTTATCTCCTAAATATAAATTACTACCAATAGCCTTAACAGAAACATTTTGGTTTACTCTTAAAAATGGAGCATATTCTAATATACATACCATTTCATCTCCACTATACATTTTACTAAATAAATACTCTGCTATATTTTTAGCAGTATTAGAATTATTAACTAAAGTACTATCATAAGAAAATTCATTTACATTTATTAAACCAGATGTTCCAACAATCTCTTTTCCACCTTCCATTAATTTATTTTCCCAACCTATCATAATTCTTCTAAAATTATTAGAGCCTTGTATATAATCTTCTATCTCGTGAATTTGTAAATCACCATAATCATCAGAATCAGATAAAGTTAGAAATATATCAGATTTACCGGATAAATCTTTCATATCTGTTTCTATTATATTTTCAGGTTTAATAGAAACATATGCATCTAATAAGTTACATAAATTGTCAGCTATTTCTTTTAAACTAACATTACCTATATTAGCATCATATAAGTCAGTATAACATTCTAATCTCTTACCATATTTAAAAATAGGTTTTGCACCGCTAACATTACCAATACAAGTATATTGAGGATAATATACTAACCTCTCCTTATCATGAGAAGAAGCTAAAATAGGATCAGACTCTATCCTATACAATTTACCAATCTTATCACTATTCCCTAAAGATATTTCTTTCTCTTTAATATAATCATCAATAATATAAACTCTTACTATTGCTCTATCATATATATACATACTCATAGTAATAATGCCATCTTCAATAATCATAGAAGTTGGATATTCAGAAACAGCCATTAGATTATCAGTAGTTTTTCCAGAGCTGATATCATAGCTAACTAATATTGTTTCTGCTGCTGTTGCATTCCTATAATTAAAATATAACTTACCTTTATATTCAATAATTAGTGGCTTACCTTTTACATTATAAAAACTATAACTAATCATAGCTTCAGAATTAGAAGAAAACAATTCAGTAAAAGAACTGCCATCATATTCATCAACTATATTGTAAGTATTATCATCACCATATAAAAATATTTTATCATGAGAAGATACTCCACAATAATAAGTATGATTAGCAGGTAAAGAAGTAGAAGTTGTAAGATTGGCTCCATTCCAATAAAACATTTGAGTAGAACCTATTATGTAAATATTACCATTATATAATACCATATCAGATACAGTTTCAGAAGCATCTGCTAATTCTGACCAATTATCTACATCTCCAGAAACCATATTTATTAACTGATATAATTCTCCACTACTTCTTAAAGCATATAATTCATTTTTCCAAATTAAAAATTTAACTATATAGTCTGAAACAAAACCACTTTTACTTGTTTTAGTAGTTTCACCTTGCCATACTTTAATTGATGAAGTATTATCATCAAAAACAAATAACAAACCTTTATAATCAATTCCGCTTTCCATAAATATTTTCTATTCTATATAAAAAGGAAATAGAGATTCACCTGATTCTAAATTTTTTAAGTTAGCTATAAAAGGTATTTTATCTGGATTACTATCATCAGCTACCACTACTTTTGTATTAATCCTACTTATACAAGATAGACTTTTCATATTCATAGAATAATCAAATTCATCTTTATCTACAATAGTTATTTCTTCTTGATTATCCCAAGACCAAAAATACTCTCCTGCTTCATTCCATAATTCTTCTCTATCAAAAGAAATTTTAAATGGATAATATTTATTTGAACTTGGATTGCAATCCCAAAAACATCCTAATAATTTTTTATTATGAATATCATATTCTATAGATACTGGGATAAAAGTATCAAAATATTCCTTTTCATCATCAGTAGGAGAACCACCAGGATATTTATTTGAATTTATAGTATAATCATTCCACCACCACATATTATCCCAAAGCATAGTTCCTGAAAGAACTATCCATTTTGCAATAGCAGAACCAGATATTAAATTTGCAGAAACTCTTATCCAATAACCTGTTGTCCCTTGATAATTAGCTCTTTGCCAACTATCATAAAATGGATCAAATGTTACATGCATTCCTCTTGTTTTATAATTCCAATTATCTCTATCATTAGCAGGATTTATTACACGAGAGAAATCTGCATTAGAGTAATCTATTGTTTGCCAGTTGGAACCATCATAATATTCAATAAGTATAGAACCAGAAGAAAATATTTCTTCAAATGCTATAGTAAAAGCAAAACATTTACTATCAGAGCATAAGTACATATATTCTCCTGAACCAAAGAAATCTAAACCATAAGAACCACCATATATCTTATAATTCATATCATTAGTAACATCACTATGGCTTGCTCCATTATAATAAAAAGCCTTTTTCCAATTTCTTATCTTGCCACCATACTTCATCAAACCTATACCGGAATATGCATAAGGATTAACTTCTGAAGTATTATCCCTAACAGTACTACCACTATATTCATCTATATCTTTAAAAGCATACATTCCGAAAGCTACAGCAGGAGTATTCGGCTCCATTACTCTAACTGTTGCAGAAGCATCATAACCATCATTTTCAGTTATAGAAACATCTCCAGGTGAATCCTTCATAGCTGTTGCATCAGGTAATAGAACAGCACAAGTTGCTTTCAAATTTTCTTGAAATCCATCATAATTTACTCCACCTATACTATTATTAAGAAGCAAATCATCAAATAAGTCTCTGAATGATAATATCCTTTTCTTATCAAAATACTGTTCAGTATTATTGCTTCTAAATCTTAAAGGTCTTAGATTATAATCCCTGAAATAATCTAATAATACTCCTTCTTGTCCTACTGTCCAGTTCAACCATAATTTATCAAGAGCAGTTTCTACAATATCTAATCCAGGCCAAATATTATCTGAATCAGGAGCTTCCCAATAACCTTTCTTAAATTCATATAAAGTATTACTATCACTGGCATCAGAAATTATAGTTCCTTCTGCTGGTACATTATATGACCATTCAGACAAAGAAGCATTCCATCTCATCAACCAACCTTTTTTCCCTCTTAATACTGCATCTAATGAACTATTATCAACAACATTAGATATTACATAAACATATCCATCTGATGGTGTTACAGGTTCAGTAGTTATAAAACCATAAACTATGATTAATCTGGGAAATAATTCATTCCTATCTAATCTATTCTTTTCGCAAAAAGCATAATATCCAACTGGAAGCCTTCTAAAAGGTGAATTAATTAATTCTTCATAAAGTAGACCACTTCTTGTTAAAGAAGCCACAAGATAAGAATATGAATTAGTATATCTATATTGCCCACCACTATCAGGAGAATATGTTTCTACATTTCTGAGTCCTAATCTTCTTGCTATCCATATATTATTTTTATATGTCCATTCGCCATCAATATCTAATTCAGAATCTGTATTCCTTCTCCACCAAAGTTTTACATCTTGTTCTTTAGGAATAGGAATATTTAATCCAGCAGATGCTACATTTACAGCACTGGAACCATAATATATATCTTCCAAAAAACTTTCATCCCAAATCCCAATTAATCTAAAATCATAATCAGTACCACTTATAGTTGCTTCATTAGGTTTACCTATTCTTACTAATGAAGCTGGTTTTTCAGAAGATACTCTGTGATATTCTGAATCATAAAGATTTTCATTCCATAAAGGATAAGATGCTTTTATTTTTCCAAATACATCAAAAGGATAAGTTTCTGAAATTCTATAATCATATTTAGTTTCAGAAATAGTATTAACTAAAATTAATTTATCAGCTTTATCATAGCTAATACTATCAATATTTATTCCTTTATCTAATTCTGCACTAAAAGTATATAAATGTTTCATATACTCCCAGTTTTGCATCATAAACAAAGAGTTACCTTTCCAAGCAAATATATTAGTAAAACAATTTCTAAAACCCTTCACTATTATTGAAGAGCTTGTTGCATCAGAAGGTAAACTAAGTTCAATCCAATAAAGACTATTACTTGGTTGACTTAAACCATCATAAGTAAAATCAGAAATAATATTATCAAAGTTAGAAGATACCCAATCAGTAGGATTGTCAAAATAAAATCCAAAAATCGGATTTACTTTACTATCAGTAATAAGTTTTCCATTTTGATAAATTCTATCAAAATCACTCCACTCTATACCATTCCAATACCTTGCTTTCAACCTATTAAGATAAGGTATAGATATACTGCGAGAAAGTATTTTATTGAAAGGTACTCTTAAACCAAGATAAATTCTTTTATGTTTTCCATTTGCACTTACTCCATCACTTATAGTAATTCTTTCAGTATCAGATTTAAACCAATCTACTTCATTCATCTCTTGAGTTTTATCTAACCAAAATAGATCAGTATTCCAATCTGTTACTGTTTTATTTATAGCTAATGCTTTAGGAGCATTACTTCCATTAACTCCTATTAATACATTTAATTCTTTCTCATAAGGAACAAGAGTAAAAGCATCTCTATCTTCATCTTTTACATAATTATATCTATAACTATCATTTATAGCTGAAAATCCTGAATAAGTAGTAGTAGTATCATTTATTGCTACAGGTACTTTCCATTGGCTTTCTAAATCACCAGCAGAAGGATAAACCCTATAAAGTTTGTTGTCAGTTCCTTTGAATATCAAAGCTATATTATTTAACATTTCAGAAGAAGAAACATTAACATCATTTTCACAAACACTTGCTTCTACAAATACCGGATCAGTACCATTTACAGGTAATGTAAATAAATATGACCAAGATGTACAATCTACACTATCACTTTTATAAAATAAAATAGAAGGTATTCCAGTAGGTACTCCATTTCCATCTACTGCTGCTGTACTATACTGAACTACAGCCATTAATCTATAACAATTACTGGTAGCATTAGGATTACCTTTTATATGTAATACAGAACAAGAACCATAATTCTTAGAAGCAGTAGTAAGAATTGAAGTCCAACCTGGAGTTGTAGGAGAAGCATATTCAGTATAATCATCTGTTGCTACACCAACTTCTACAATATACCTACTATTTCCAGAATCCCATACTGTTCTATAATGAGTATAATATTGATTGTCTCTATTTTTAACAGTAGTATATGCAAGAATGTCATCAGAAACATTATCACTATCAGTAGAATCTAATGTCCAATTTTTAGCATCATCAGAAACCCATAAATCAATATTTGGCCCAATAGTAGAACGTATTCCATATAGAAAATATTTACTAAGTTCAGGTATTCTTAATACACTTATATGTCTATAAGTCTGACCCCAAGTAGTTTCATCAGTAAAGTCTAATAACAATTCCGGCACAAAAGCCCTATCCCATCCTATATCAATAGGTTTTACTCCGTCATATCCAGTACCTATAATATTCAAAAAGTTTTTATCAAATATAGTATAATCATCATTATGTAGAAAGAATTTTTGATTTTTAATATAACCTATATTTTCAAATATCTTTTTCAATAAATGTATATAATTTATATTTTGAGGTATTGTAGAAAAACCTTTATCATTAACAGTAATTAAATCTTCAGTTATCTGAGGATTTATTTGAGTATAATCAAATGCAGCATAAAGATTGTCTTCAAGAGAACCTTCTAATTTACTAAGAGGTCTTACTTGTCTCATATATAATAGAGACTTCCTGCATTGTAATTCTATACCATATAAATCTAAATTAACATCTGCATCTTGTAAAGTATCTACAAAATATTTTCCATCACTTAATTCTACAGAGTTCTTTGCCCAACCTGGTATATCTTTCCAAGTTACTGCTATATTTACATCAGAAACTTCAGCAAGACTTACATAAGATAACCACATAGGATAATTATTAGTAGGTATAACCCTTATGCAATATATATTATCTTCATCTATATTAGAAGGGGCTTGGCTTGATGTTTCATTATCTAACCAAGTAGTATAATCATATCCACCAGTATGCCAATCGTCAGCTTTAAAATATATTCTATACTTTACTAAATCATCATAAGAAAACTTATCAGTATCATCATCATCTAATCCAACTAATGTAGTAGGAACTATAGAAACTTCATTAGCAGTTACCCATTCCAAACCATTCCAATATTCCACTATATATTTATTTTGTTTAATATACCAAGCTATATCAGCATAATCTTCATATTCAGAATTATTAATAACAGATAAAGAAAAAGCAACTCCGTTAAATTTATTTTTATGACCAATATATAATTTATCTTCTGGACTAAATGCTACTGAAAGAGCAGGTAATGTATTAACAGCTGCACCTGAATGCTTTTTCAAATCTTGAAATATAGTTCCAGTTGATCCACTGGATTTAAACTTATTCAGAGCTAATACATCAGGATGTTCACCATCTTTAAAAGCATCTCCATTACCCATAAACTTTATATCAAAATTCTTATTAACAACTAAAAATCTATCATATTGAGTTAAATTATTTGGAAATGCTTCAGTTGTTATATCTAAATCTTCTCCATCTCCACCGCCATCAGATACTGTCAATATTTCTTTACTTACTCCAAAATTAGTAGAACTAACACACAAAAGTCTCATTCCAACCATTGCAGTTTGATAATCTCCATACTCACCATCTGCTCCACCATCTCTTGAAATAGATTGTACAGTATTTAAAGTCAAAGTAGTAGTTGAAGATGCAGCATCAGATTTATAACCGCCAGCATAAATTAAATTAATATTTTCTTGCCAACTATTACCATTAGTAAAATGTAAACTCATATGTTGTACATAAGTAGTGAGTAAATTACCAAAAGAACTGGCTTCTATATAATAGTCTGGATAAGAATAATACCAATATTCAAAATTCCTAAAAACTATTTCAATACCGTGAAATTTCCTACTACTATAACATCTTAATTGTTTTTCTTCAGGAGTATCCCCTAAATTATATTTCATAGGATAATCATAATATCCTGTAAAATTTACATCAAGTTTGCTTCCCATACCAAGAGGATAAGTCAAATCTCTTATAGATACTCCATTTTCAGATTCCATCTCTATTATCAAATCAAATAAATATGCAGGAACAATAGGAGAGCCATCATCATAACGATAAGAAAATACTGTTTGATAATCTATTTCACGTTTATCATTTACATGGAAAATAAGTTTAGCAGGTATAGAAGGAAGTCCACTTAATTTCTTCCAATATACATTTCCAGAATTATTATTCTGTGCACCTACTGCTCCCACAAAAGATGCTTCTTCTGTTGCAATATTTATTCTTGCCCAACCACCGTGCCACTCTCTTTCAATTAAATCATTTTGTAAATCATCAACATTATGAGGTGGTAATTCAGCATAATAATCATAATTAGAACCATCTTCATTAGATGCTAAGAAAACAGACTGTGTACTTTTTTCAAAAGAACCTTCATCATGTACATAATACCATTTTCCTAAATCAAAACGAAAAAGATGAGTAGGATGGTAATCAATAGAGTGCCAACCTTGAGTTACATCATGTGCTACTTCAATTACTCTTACAGAAGAAAGAGGATTTTCTTCAACTTCTTCTCTCAAAACTCTCCTCATTCTTCTTAAATAAGCATCTTGATAAAAAGCCTTAATTTCTGTTAATCTTGGAAGTCCTAATCCAAAATCCCAATCTATGTCAGATAAAGTTTTCTCAAAAGTATTTTTAATTCCATCATAGGCTTTGACTTCTACGGTTCTTTCTAAATCATCAGTCTCAACAGTACTTAAATCAACCTTACCAGAAAAATTAGGTAACTTTTCATCTAAAGCATTTCTTGCCCAAACTTGAAATAAAACATAAAATGTATTTGCTTTAAATACTCTTAATTTATCTCCAACTTCAATAGGGATATGGAATTCATTTAATTGCTCATAACTCTTACTAATATGGCCTATAACTTTAAGATAATAACCATTAGATTGTATAATAGGAAATTTGATTCCTGCTGCTCTACCAGTAAGAAATTCAACAAAACCAAATTGAAAATCACTTCCATCATAAATATCTAAATCTTTAACATTTATCCAAGTTGTACATACTCCAGACTTAGCTGAATATTTTGTTTCACTTGAAATAGAAGTGACTTCAGTAAATATATCCTTTTGATAAAAATATCCAGTTCTATTTACTTTATCATAAAATGTTCTGGCACTATCTGTAATTTTAAAACTAAATTCACCAGAAGATAAATTCCCCAAAGAACCTTCTTCATACAATTCATAATTAACATCTCCAATAGATTGTAATATTTTATTTGATACCAAATCATATCTACCACAAATGTTAAATCCCACATCATTCGCATTAGCTTTATAATTGGCATTTTCTGTAATCACCACTTGAGTCCACTGGGCATTTTCATCATAAGTAGAAGAATCAACTTGAAATATATTATTGTCATCAAACTCTCTACCATCAATATGAAAATAAGTATATCCTGAAAGGAAATTAGTTACATCTCCTTCAATATAATATATACCAGAATTAGAACCAGACTCAGCAATTTTATGAGCAACTATTTTGCAATTAAGCTGATGAAATAGATGCATAGAATGACCTATTCCATCTATACCTACTCCAGTTCTTGAAAGAGATTTTATAGTATTCTGCACATCAGATGATTGCATTATCTAATTACCTTGCCTCTCTGATTGAAATATCTATTGAGATTATTTCTTCTGGCTGGTGCCCATACTTTACGGTAAACTTGTTCAGCCATTCTTTTATTTTGTATACCATAGGCTCCACGAAAATCAAGATTTTCAACAATAGTAATATTAGTATTGTTTGAACCAGCTAAACCATTAACTGCTTTAGCTAAAGGAGTAATAGATACCATTTCAGGTTTATTAAATTCACCTACTGTAAAATTAGTTGGTTTTCTTACTATACCATGAAATCCATGTTGAGCTTCAAAATATCCTGCTTGTTGAGGAGTTTTAGGGATTGCATCCCACATAGCCTCATCAATATTTCCAGTTTTATTATAATTACCTTTACCATCACCAGAATTAGGATAATCATAAGATACACTTCCTTCAGTATTACCTCTCCTAATTACTGTAGCTGGTGGGATTCCTGCCCAGTTTACAACCTCTACTCTTTTGCCTGTTCTTCTTACATATTCAACAGGGTCAGAAGTAATAGGAAAGTTGTGATTTCCATTATTAATGTCAACTGCCGTTACATCAGAATTCCATTGATTTGGAGATTCAGCTTTGCCTTTTGAATAATCAATAAGAGCATTTGTTTTAGGGTCTTTAAAAGATTCAATACCAAAAGATTCTAAAGTAGGCTGACCTTCAAATGAACCACCAGATGCTCCAGATGCTCCAGATGCTCCAGATAAATTAGGTGTACCACCTGAACTTTCTATATTCCTACTTATTTCTGAAACAGTTTTATTAACTAACCCAGCAATATCTCCTTCTCTCCAAGCTTTAAGTATATCAATACTATAACCCAATATACCTTCTAATTCAATTTTCATTTTATTGAGTTCTCTAACCATATTCTCATATGCCTCAGCAGTTCTTGCATTAACTATAGTTTGTAAATTAGCAATACTTATATATTCATCTTCAAATTCTTTTATCTTCTCATTTATCTTATCTAAATCATCTTGAAATTTTTCATTAAGTTTTGTTAGTTTTTCACTGGCTTTTGCTATTTCATCAATAACTTTCTTTTCAATCTCTCTGGCTTTAGCAAAACGCTGAGACCTTTTATTTTGAGTTTCAGAAAAATCAAATAATCCTATAACTGCTTCTCTTTCTTCCTCTAATGCGCCAATCCTATCAGATGAATCACTTAATATTTTTGCTTTATCTTCTTCAAATGATTGCCTTAATTCTTCTCTATCTTCAAGTAATCCTTCCCATACTTCTTTTATACCTTCATATTTATCTTTAATAGAATCTATCTCAGCTTCATAATCATTGAAAAAATCAACAAGACCAGTAGCAGTATCAATACCAGTTTGCATCTCATTAATTTTAGCTTCTACACTTTGAGATAATCCTTCAAGAAAATCCTTTAATTCTTTAGGTATATCTCTCATATCTTTCATCAAACTTAGAATAGTATTGGTGGTAATATCTGTAAAACTACCAATAGCAAAAGACATTCTTTCTTGAAATTCTTTATATGCATCTCTTGCAATTTGTTCACCTTTTTCTCCACCAATTCTTCCTGCCTCTTCAAGTTTTGACTCTAATATCCCTTTAACAATACTTACATAATCTTGACCGCTTGCTAAAGGTATTTCTTCTCCAGTAGATAGTGTAACTTTTTTACCAGCTTGCTGTTTAAGAACTTTCTCTATATCTTCAAGTTTTGATAAATATTCAGATGCAGTAATATTTCCATCTGCTAATAAATCAGATACATCTCTAAACCCTTCAGTATTTTTTGCTGCAATTGTAAGAAAATATTCATCCCTTAATAAACCGAGCATATCAGCAAATCCAGTTGGATCTTTTTGTCGAGCAAATTCTTCAGAAGATTTTGCTATAGCTTTTAAAAAATTAACAGCATCTGCTGATAAATTTTGTTCATTATCTCCCAATGCATCTTTAAAGTATTTATAATATGCAGTAGAACCTACTGCATTAGGGTCTGCAAGTTTCCTACCTACCCTATATAATTCATCAGTCAAACTATCTATAGGCTGAGAAAAAAATCTTTGAAAATCATCAGGTAAACTACTGGTGTCAAAAGTACCACTTTGTAGAGAAGAAAATGCTCTGGATGCAGACATTCTTGCAGAACCTAAAGGATCCAAACTACTCATAGATTCTTCAAATCCTACTCTCCTACCAGCAGCATCCTTTAACACATCTTCTATACTTTTATTTAAACTTACTACATTCCTTGCTAAATCAATAAAACCAAATTTTAATAAGTCTGCTTCAGCATTTAACTCGGAAAAAGTATTAGCAATATCTTTCATATGCTTTTGATACTCTTTTTCCCTTTTCTTCCTTTCTTCTTCATCATTTTTGACTTCTCTTGCTACCCATTCTACTACTCCTATAATTGCTTCTATTGCTCCTGATGCTGCTTGTAAATAATTTTCTTTAGCAATACCCTGTATAAGATTAAATATTCCATCTGCTATTTTATTAATAGAAGTAAATAATTCTGAAAGTTCATCATTAAATATATCAGTTAAATCAACAATAGAGTTTCCAATAAGTTTCATGGCATCTCGCCAAGTATTAGTAAGTTCATTAACATAATTCTCATCTGCCTTCTTCATCTCAAGTAAGGCTTTCTTATGAGCTGCAGTTCCTTCTACATGGGCTTCTTCAATAGCTTTAACACGATTTACATGTAAGTCTTTTATAACCTTTGCTTTCTCTAATTCATTCTGAATAGTAGTATCAGCTACCTGTGATTCATAATCAAAAACTTCATCAATTGCCTCAATTTTTGCTCGTGCTATTTCATCATTCAAAGATTCAGTATGCTGTCTCTGAAGTTCTCTTTCTTGTGATAATTTTTCACTTAAATAACTTATATCGACTTCATTCTGATCTTTACGAGCTTTAACTAACATTCTTTCAGTATTTTTAATGTTATTCTTAATTATAGTAGATTCTTTTTTATGCTTATCTTTTAATGACTTAACAGATAATTCTATATTTTTTCCATACATCTTTTCATATATTTTATTTTCATTTTCAGAAACTTCTTTTGCATTGTCAAGTAATTTTTCTTGCCTTTTTTCTAAAGTCTTTTCCAATAAATCACCAGTCATAGCATCATGCCATTGCTTTACACTTGCTTCTAATCCTTTTCTTGTTTCAGATAGTGTATCTTTCATAGCATTGAATTTTTCACTACCTATCTTATCTTCTACCCCAGTAGTGTTTAATATTTTTTCTATATCATTAAGTATCTTTATCATATCACTTCTAAACTTTTTAGCTTTCAAACCCATATCATTAAGGTCTTTAGCAAGCTGAGTAGCATTAATATTAAAAATATCCTTTTCCATAGTTTCTTTAATTTTATCTAATCTATCTTTTAATCTATCTAATTTAGAAGCATAATCTGTAACTTTTTTACCAGCATCACCAATTTTATCAGCAAACATATCAGTAGCATTACCTGAATCTTTTCCAGCATTTTTTAAATTATTATATTCTTTAGAAATTTCAATCATTGCTTCAGCTTGTTCTTTTAATTTTTGTTTTAGTCCTTCTCTCTTTTTTGTTTCAGAATCTATTGCATATTGGACATCTGCTGCAATACCTCCACCAATAGTACCAGAAGCTGATTTAATTTTTTCTAATCTTTCTATTTCTTTATTGGAAATACCCATGCCAATTTGAATCTCTTTAGATTCAAATTTTAAAGTATCTAAAGCACCTTGAAGTATTCTCAATTTTTCAGCTACACTTGTAGCTGCATCAGCTTCCTTTTTCCACTTATCAACTCTATTAATTATCTCATCACTTTGTCCTTTAGCTTTTTTAGCCAAAACTTCTTCAACTTTTAATTTTTCTTTCAATAGCTCTATATTCAATATTAATTGGCCATTTTCTTTATTATAACCATCAATTATTTCAGGATATGCTAATGCAAGTTTATTTCTTGCTTTAGAAGATGTATCAAGAACATTATTTAATTCTTCTCTAAGTTGCTTTAATGTATCTAAATCCTTTTTCTCTTTTTCACTTTGAGCAAGTATTTCTTTTCTTATTGCTAATTCTTGATTGTGATATTTAAGAAATTCTTTAGTTGCATCAATATTTTCTTCCCTTACTCTTTTAATCTTTTCTTCTTCTGCTCTCCATTTAGCAATTGCAGAAATTAATATTCCAATTCCAATAGTTAAAGCTGTAAGCCAAAACATAGAAGATGTGACAACTGCTTTAATTGTTAAGCCAAGTTTTCTAAAAGCTCCAGACAACACACCAGTAGAAGTTGCAGCTCCAAGTTGAGCCTTAGTAAGACCATGCATTGCTAAAGTAGAATTAACAGAACTCACCATAGCTTTAGTTTGTTCTTTTTGTAATATACCATGAGTATGAGCTTCTTGTATAGTTGCTATTATTACCTCTCTCTTTTGAGCAACTAATGCTTTTTTAGAAGCTCTTGCCATAGCTTCTTGCATCACACCTTCTGCTAATGCCCTATTCCTCTGCCCTATTCCTCTTACTGAAATAGCATTAGTGATAACTTCTTCTTGCATTACTTTATTAAAAGCCCTATGTATAGCTGCACTTTCTTGTAGTGGTTTTAAAGTAGAACCAATATTAACTTTTATTCCCTGAAATGCTTTAGATACCATCCCTAAAGTGCTACCAAATATTCTTGCTGAATATGCACCCATAGTTAGCATAGCTAAGAAAGCAGTTCCACCACCAGCAGTTAGTGCCATTGCACCAGCAATTTCTTTAATTGGTTGAGGAAGTTTAAGAAATACTTGAAATAAACCTTCTGCTACATCCATTCCCATTTGCATTGTTGGAACAATAGTTTTACCAAAAACTATTCCCAATCTCTCAATACCTGCTCTCAAACGTAATGCTTGTCCTGAAAAAGACTGCATCTGAACTTCTGCTTGTCTTGCTGCTTCATTAGTACCAGTAATGGCATCTTGCATATTTTCAAAAGCATATCTATTCCGAATAACTTGTTCAACAAGAATTGCCATACCTGGAGCAGCACGTGGGCCAAATATCTTAAACATTGCAGAAGCACGGTCTTTAGTATTTCTCAATGCATCAGCAAACTTCAAAAGAATATCATTCATACTATTAAAAGAAGGATGAATATCATCCATACTCAATCCAATAGCTTGAACTGATTTTTTCACATTAGGAATATCAGACATTAAACGAGAAAAAGCAAAACGTAAAGAAGTACCAGCAGTGGATGCTCTAATACCAGCATTATACATCAAACCTAATGCTGCATTAACTTCTTCAAAAGAACGTCCTGCAACAGCAGCAACTGGCCCAACATAAGATAGAGATTGCCCTAACTTTTCCATATCAGCAGCAGACTTAGCAGAAATAGCAGCAAGAGTGTTTGAAACATCAGCAGCTTCAAATACTGACTTATTAAAAGTTTTTAATTGTTGTATAACAATAGTAGCAGATTCTGCTAACCCATATTGCTGAGATTGAGCTAATTGCATTGCTGGCCCAAGAACAGTAGCACTCTCTGCTGCATTTAAACCCATCCGAGATAGTGTCAGAAGAGCTTCTGCTGCTTTTGCAGCACCAAACTCCATTTGACTTCCCATTTCTAAAGCAGTATCACTAAGTTTCTCAAACTCTTGTTGAGTTGCTCCAGACACAGCTCTAACAAGAGTCATATTTCTATCAAAGTTATAAGTAAACCCAACAAATTGTTTATTAAAGTAATTTATAGAACCAGCTAATGCAGAGAAAGTAAGTGTTGCTTGAAGAAGCTGGCCATTAAGAGCACCCATAGACATGCCCATTTTCTTGGACTCATCTGTGGTTTTTGCCATACTTGCACCAAGACGTATAGAAGTGTCTCCAAACTTAGCACTACCTTTTATCAATACCCCTTCATCTTTAGCAAGTTTTGCTAAATGAGAAGAAATCTGATTTACACCTTGTGCAAGACCAGAAGCATCTATACTATACTTTACTACCGATTGTCCAATGACTTCTTTAGTAGCCATTTATCTTCTCTTTCTTTGCAATTTCTTTTTCAATTTATTACCCATTTTAAATCCTTGCCCACCTTGTCTGGCAAGGTCAATAATATCTTTTATGTTACCAGTATTTCCAGGTTCTCCATCTCTTGGAGGCAAATTATTTTGAGAAGGTTTATATTTACTTTTAACAGGTGTTTTATATTTTGCTTTAATTTCCTTTCCTATATATTTATCAAGTATAGAGGACTTTTCCATTTTCCCATTTCTTACACCAGCAGCTTTTCTTATTTTTGCTAAATGTTTCTTTTCAAATTTTGCAGGTTTTTCATTTTTATTATTAGTTAGTTCTATTTCCTCTGAGGAAGATTCTTCATCTTCAGGTATTCTCTCATGATCACCAGCACTTATAGTAAGAAGTCGAATTTGACGTTTTGTAAGACTTAAAATATATTCAATACTCCATCCGTATCTTTTAGCAAATATATCTACTATATCAGAATAATAATTTTTGCTATAAGTCTTTACATTATACTTCTTTTCTACATCTGGGTAATCTTCCTCATTTTTGATAAAAAATCGTTCATATCCAATATCATTTTATAAGCTATAGGAAAGTCAGTTATAGCAAATTTTTCTTTGATATCTTCTATTTTCATTTCAGGATAATCTCTCTTCAAACCCATCAAAATTAACTCAGACATATTATTAAGAACTTCGCCTTTAGGTTCTGTAATAGCTGCTGCGGCATCATTACCAAATTTCTTGAATCCTTCATCAAGTTTAGATAATAGATCAACAAGTTCAGGAATCTTAGAAATAGAACAAGGTCTAATGGTAAATTCTTCTCCTGTAGATGAAGCCATAATTTTTTGACCATTAGTATTAGATATATCTTTTAATTTCTCTCCTTCATCTCCTATATTCTTAACTATCTCATCAGTTTGCTCAACAATATTCTTTTCAACTTTACTTTGCTCTGCCATTTATTACTCCTTATGTACTGGTTTTATTACTGGTTATTTAAATTGGTAGGAAGTTTCAGAAAAGGGAAACCAGCCAAACCTTTTTCTTCCACTTCCTACCTATGCCCATCTTTATGACGGGTCACCTAAATTAACTACACCAACAGTTCCATTAGAGTCAGCATAAGCTGTGAAACTAAAATCAGGAATAACATAGTCAGTCCTGCTGAAGTTCCATGATATAGAATCGCTTGTGCAGCTATTAAGTGTGAATATCAAGCTCACAGTATCCGTAGTTGTCAGGAAACGAATCCTGAAAGCTGACGGCTTAGTAGTATTACTCAGAGTCAGGATAGAATCACCTGCGCTGTAGTTATCCCCACCAAGAATTTTATAAATAGCTTCACCATCAATATCAGCAAATTGCGCCCTACCTGTAACAGACGCAGTATGAATGCGTACATCACTTGGATAGAGTGCATTACCACAATAGAGCATGGCTTTATCAAAAGAGAAGTCAAGTGTGACTCCCTGAATGCAACCAAACTCCATTTCACTGCCAGAGGGGCCACCATATAGTACCCCAATACCAAACTGATAAGCCATTTATCAGTCTCCTACAATGAATTTAGTAGTACAAATAATCTTATGCAGGTCTTCAGTTCCTTGAGTTTTATCATCATAAGTGACGCCACCCACCCAGTGAGCATCCCTTATTTTAAGGTTCAAACTCAAAGCAGTTCCCTGAGAATTAATAGTCTCATGATTGTCTTTAATCAATAGTTTCATTTTATCTTTAATTCTATGTAAAACTTCTAACCAATTAAAGCTCCCTACGTTATTATTAATATAGTTAATTACAACCATAGTAACAAAGATTGTATTGCTATCACTTCCTCTTAAAACATCTTCATCGTCATCATCTATTTTCATAGCAATAACTGGATAGCTTTGAAAATTTACTCTTTGTGCTACTATTCCATCTTGATATGGAATTTGTAATAAAGCAGCATCAACCGTAGATGTTCCAAGATAACTTCTTATATCAGAATTATTAGCAAGTAAATACCTTAAAGTTTTAATTACAGCAATTGTATCCATTAAATGCCACCTGCAGAATTAAGTACCTTTTTAGTTACATTAACTAAAGTTTGAGAACCTTTTTTGCCTGTTTGCTTTTGAGCTTCTTTCAATCCTTTATTTATCATAGAACGCACTGCACCCTTAGTTTGTTGAATAGCCATTTTTAAGAATGGTCTTGGTCTTTTAGGAGAATGCTTCCAATATTCTTTCTGAAATTCTTTTGATATTGAATGAGGTATAATAGCAAGTTGTTCAGGAGTAGGTCGATATTTATCTGGTATCTTACCTGATGGAGAATGACGACCTAAGCCTTCATGTACAAGAATATCATACCAAGCTTTTGTACCAATTTTTGCCAATATTGGAGTTTTTCCATATCTAACATTAACAACAGAGACTATACTATTTCTCATAAAACCAGTAGCAACAGCATTCATAGTTTGTATATTAGTCTTTGCTCTATTTACAACTATCAGCATAGCTTTCTTAATATATCTCTCAACAATTTTCCAATATTTAATAGATGGGAATTTATTTGACCTTAATTCATTAATATGTTTTTCAAGATTCGCAGAGCGAAATACTTGTATATCTCTTTGGATATATCTTTTAGAACCGTATAAAGGTTTAGCCACCTGAAGTTACCTCAGTTTCTACTAATCTTGCTTCATAGTGGTGGCCTACAACTCCACCAGTAATTCTATCTAAATGTTGTATCTGAAATCTACGTCTTGACTGATCTGCATTTTGTACCCAATCTCCAACATATATCTCAAAGCCAGAAGGTGGGTCAAAGTGTCCAATCCAATATGTAGAAAGATCAATACCACCATCTCTCCTTACTCCCAATACATCTGGTTCATTACTATCTCCATAAGTAATTCTACCATTTACTTCTCCTATTTTTGTCATATTGCCATTAGTAGCAGCTGGCATAGCTCCCATATCTGAAAAAACTTGATTTTCAGACATTCTATAAATTTCATAAGTATGATTAGCTATATGAGTTGGTAATGACATAATTTAATCCCACAACTTATATTTTGTTATTAATATTTCTTCTAATCTACTTAATACACTATCATATTTACTTTTTTGTATTTTAAGAATATCAGCATATTTCTCTCGATACCTACCTATTTCAATTTCAGCTAATGGATGTCCACTTGTATTAGAAGGTATACTTAATCCACTATCTGCAATTCTTGCTGCATAATAATCTGCAAAATCTTTCACATCATTAGGAACAGTATCATATCCCCAATTATAAACTATTTTCAAAGCCTTTGGGCCAGGAACTAATTCATAATCCCAAGGAATCTTAATAATCCCTTCATTATCATCATTCCAAAGATAATAATCATCCTCTGAATCTAATGCTGTTTCAGTTTCTTGTATTACATTATTTGCATCACTATATCTTCTTATAGCTGTAACAGAAGATACTGAATTCACAGGATGTTTAGAAAGGGCAAATTCTCTTGCCCCTATATCTCCATCAATAAATACATTACGGTTTTCAATATCAAAATATTCAGTTTTAGAAGTAGATGAGCCAAAACTTCTTCCACAAACTCTCTCTACTTCTCTATCTGCAATGGTGAGAAATAGACTATCTATACTGGATTCACTTTTTCCAGATATTACAGCTACATTAGCTAATGTTGCATAAGACATATATAAATTACCCCTTATTGAAACTCAATAAAATCAGTTGTAGATTTTAATTCTTGACCACTACGGAATCCCATGATGCCATTGCTAACAGCAGGAGAATTCAGCATTATCAACATGTTATCAAATTTAAGGAGATTTCTTATGCATTTAGCTGTAGATGAAGTAGGTTCATCTTCATCTTTATATAATGAATCCCCATAGTCATAATTATCACCATATCCAGCCATATATTATTCCTCTTCAGAAAAATAATAACAAACTTCAGCAACTGAACCCATTACTTTTTCATTCTCATCAGGAACATACTTATTTAGGATTTTGTAATGATCAAACTCTATTTCTTCCTTGAAATAATCTGTAATTATTTTCTCCAATTCTTTCCTTTTGATATCAAATTCTGGTTTTTCTCCTGAATTAATTTCAATAGGTTTTCCTTCATCATCTTTATTAGCATATTCTAAAAATAATGAATTACTACGTTCTGCAAATTCTTTTTGCTGATCTGCCATTTCTTCAATAAAATTTTTAATTTTATGTTTATTACGAATCAATGCGTGAATCAATCCATAATTGTATTTATCATCTTTAGAATTGATGATTGTTGTGATATTGTTGTACAAACTATTCAAATCTTTTCTTGAAATCTTCATAATATTCCTATTTTGACTGGTTAAATTTAATAAATACTAAATTAATTATCATTATTATTAAAATAACAAAATTATAATATCATTATTAAATATTAATCTGGTATAATTTGGGTTTCTACTTTTGTTCTCATATCTGCAAGAAAATTAACAATAGTAGTAGTTTGTTCTGTTGTCAAATGTGGCTTTAAATCTCCATTTAATTGCTTCAATACTTCTCCATTTTGATCTAATACTTTCACATTATATTTTGCCATATGATTTGCTACTTGTCCATCAACATTATATAGTGCAATTCCAATTTCTCCAATACTGGTTGGAACTCTACTATCTTGTACATTCCATACGTCTGCCATTTTATTTCTCCTTTTTTAATTTTGAATAAGTATCATGTCTATGATTATAAATTTCATTCGGTATATAATATACCTGAGTTTTTTTCATCCTCAATATTTTAAATGTCCATGAATAACAATCTGATATATTTCGCCTTTTCTTATCTTCTAATAATTCTTTAAAAAAATCACAGCAACCATTTACAGCAAATAAACAGCATTCAGGATAATTAGCATATTTTACAAAATGTGGTTTTCCAGGTTTAAGGCTTTTAAAATATTCATAAAATCCATCAAACGGTTCTATGTCAAAATCTGCATAGATTAAATCTGGTTCCTTTATTGCCAGTTCAAACCGCGCATAATCAGCAGATATCGTTGGCGTATTGCTCTCTGGTATAGTCAATACCCTTGCACCCTGTATTGGTTCAGGGTGATTGTTGCCGCACCAGATTTGAGTTATCATGCTGTCGGCTCATACATGGACTCAAACGTCGATAATTCGCATACGCCGCCGTGTTCGCAAAATACCAACGGCGCGTGTTTTCTTTCATTTTCGTAAATTACATACAAGCCCTTCATATCGTAATAAATTGTATATCCGTTTATTTTGTCGCCGATTTTAAATTCAAAATCTTCGCCCGGTTCCCATTTACCGATAGCGATACACTGCTGTATCTTCTGATATTCCGTTGTCGTTGTAATGGTTATATCTGACATAATTTATCTCCTTTATACTGTTCCGTCGTGTAAAACTTTATACGTTGTCCCTGCAACGCTGATTTCAATATATTGATTCCCTGCCCCTGCCGATCCTGTGCCCCCTGTTGTGCCATCACCTGTTGCAACACGTACACCGCTTTCGTTTAAATCACCTGTAAATTCATAAGTGCTAAGCCCTGTAAAATCGACTTGATCATCTACCGTTGAACTCATACCGATAGACAACGTACGGCGTACCGTATCTGTGCCGTTTCTGCCGCTAATTTGAATCGTTGGCGTTTCTCCCGCCGAAGCGGTACTAAAAAAATACACATCTTCTTCCGCAGTATGTTGAAAACTTAACGGACACCCGTTCCCCCTCATTCGTGCTTCGGAACCGCCCGCAATTAATTGAATACTCTGGGTACTGTCTTGATTATAAACCCGTAAATAGCCAACGCCTTGAGTATTCGTTTCGTTAATCGTTACGACAGTATCTTGCCCGGTTTCAACGGTATTAAGTTTAAGAAAGCCATCATCCCAGTCAATATTCGCGTGAACATTTGAATGATAAATGGATATTCGGTCACTATTATTTGTCGAGCCGATTTCAAATTTTTGCGTGGGGGTTACGCCTATACCGAGCCGTGTATCTAACCCATTACCGATTACCACATTACTTGGATCGGCATTAATTACATCAACAACTCCTGTTGCTGTTACATCATAGGCGCGTATATTCATCTTTCCGTCACCAGTGCTACTGGAAGCAGTACAAGTCAATTCTCCATATACATCAGTACCATACATACCTTCAACTTCAAATTCAAGGCCAACACCTATACCGTCATCCGCTGTTCCGGATGTAAAATGAGAGAAGCGCGAAACATAAGTTACTGCATTTGTTACAGCATCCTCAACTTCAACGTGTAATAGTCTATCTGGTGTAGCAGTGCCGATACCGACATTACCCTGTAAGTAATTATCTGCTTCTGTCTGTTGATATAGGAAATAATGTTTTACTCCACTATAACCAGAATCATTATATGTAGCATTACCAAAAACAGTATATAGACCATCATTATCAGCAGATGCAGTAAGTGTTTCTCCATGCCTTAAACCTATTGCAAAAGCAGTAACAGCAGTCTTAGTACCACCAATATTTAAAAGTGATACATTACTTATTACATTTAATCCTATTGAACTACCTGACGGAGTAATAGTCATATATCCGTTTGTATCAACCGCAAAAGTAGCGTTATCAGTACCGTCATAAGAAAGTTTTAATTGATTTCCTGTGTATAATATTTCCAGTGGAGTGTCTGGGTCAGATACTCCAATACCGACATTGCCGCCATTCAGAATCGTCATAGCATTATAATCCACAACCTCATCGCCATCTCCCGGCTCTGACGCAGCAGTATAGAAAATATATGCACCGGAAGTCATGTCTATACGAGCAGATACTCCGGCTTTTCGTGCCTTCCATGTACCGTCGTAAAATTGATTTGACAATATATAAAAGCCTTGTCCAGTGGATTCATTCGCCATTAATGCGCCAGCAGTGCCAAGCTGTAAAGCATTATACGAACCGTCCCAGCTATCGAGAGATGAAATGCCAATACCCACGTTTTCCATAAAGTAATTAGGATAGCTATCTGTCGAAGATAACTGCACCCGAGCGGCACCAGAAGCATTATACAGGTATGCCATACCGTGATTACTACCTTCCTCAAATATCGCAAACAGCGGGTCGGTATCCTGCGAATTAACCACCTGTAGAGCATTATAATTTCCACCGCCGGGAGACTTAATATCTACGACTGCGGTTGGTACAGAAATTCCAAACCCAGTGTCACCATCAGTATCAATATAAACATCTTTATTAGATCCATAACCAATAACAAGTCTATCGTCACCCTCATCATATCCAATATTACCTTTTGCTGTTCCTGATCCTGGTGCTCCATTAGTATAGAAAAACATCTTTGCGTCTGCATCAGCACTATTATCATCTGTGTCAGATGATATATACATAGTTGCAGTAGTAGTAGAATTTATTGCATAAGCACTACCAGTCAAGAACATGTTGCCACCGCTGGGTGCAATAGTTAAATTACCACCAGAACTACAATCAAACGTGGTATAATTAGAACCATCATATGATATTTTAAACTGAGGGCTGGTTGTACTATATACTTCCAATATTACATCAGGATCACTAACACCGATACCGACATTTCCACCACTTGGAGTAATATTTAAATTACCAGAAGAATTAATTCCAAAAGTAATATAATTAAATGCATCATATTCTAAACGAATATCGCCTTGACCATTTACCCTTACACCAACATTAGAAATAGTATTATATAATTTATCATGTTTGTGTCCTGTTGTATCACTTAAAGCAGTTATACAATCACCTACTATATTATCTATTAAATCAAAATCAAGTTGGTTTTCTACAGTTCCCCATCCACCAGGTGGTTTTGGCGATCCAGCTAAATTATAGGTAAAGCCTTTATATGTTGCCATATTTCCTCTACTTTAATTAATTAAATATATCTATCTTCTTCAGGATTAGCAAAATTATTAAAACTTCCAATACTTATTTCATCTCTACCATTAGGTACAACTCCTGATCTTGGATTAAATACCTCAGAGGATGGAGAAATTATTGATACAGTATGTGTTTGAGATAACATTTCAATTATATTAGTAGTATGGTTTATTACTATTGCATCAACAATAATTGCATGTGTACCAGTAGAAATTATAGCAGATGATTTAGTATGATTAAATAGATAAGTTACTGTATGAGTTTTTAAAGTTGTAGCAACAGTACCAGTAGTATGAGTTATTACAGTATCTGTTGATAGGGTATGTGTTTTAGTTGTTGCTTCGGCAGTTCCAGTCGTGTGATTATAGTACGGATCGAAATTCCAGTTTGTGTTATTTCCACCATTTACATTTGTTCCATTACCTGCTACTGGTTCATTTCCGGTATCGGTATTATTACAGTCTGTTACACTAAGGTAGGATACTTCCATCGAGGCCGGTGCATCAATGTAGTATTGCGTAGATGGACTGGAACTTACCCATGTAACAAGGTTTCCAGAAGTGCCTCCAACATCACTGTCAGTATAACTACTGATTGTCAGCTTATTACCACTGGCAGCAGTCCATGTAATTGTTTTATTAGGAGTCTTAGTGAGCAGTCTGGAAACAGTTAATGCTTGATTAAGAACAATAGCATTATCACCCTGTAAAGTAAATACGCATGACGCTGAAGTTATTGAACCAACGGATGCGCCGAGAGTAAAAGTTCCGTCATCTGAAATGGTTAGTCCGTTACCCATATTCAAGGTACCAGTACCACCAATATTAACATTACCGTTAGATATTATTGATTGACCACTCCAAGATACTGCTTGATCATTTGCAGCATCAACAGTCAGTGATTGCATTGTCGCAGAGTCACTAAATGTAAACCCACCGCCTGTTTTCTTTATCACTATCGGCGGCAGTGTTTGCCCACCGGAAGTTAGTGAACAAGCTGCTGTTCCATCAAATTCTATCTTTGTACAAGTATCAGCTCCATTTACAGTAGCGTTGGTACTTAAATCAAAATCACCACCGACAAACCATGTTGAGGTATCGAAATTAATTGTATGATACGGACGAACAGGATCAAATGTTACATAATTCGATAAATCAATAGTAGACGAGCCACAATTTAAAACAGGATATGTGCTACCAGTCTGCCCATCAAAATATAAATTTGCAGCCGTTAAATTATAGTTATCGGTATAATAATTAATAATACCGTAACTTTGACATAAAAAAGCAAGATTTTCCGTTATCGTTACATTGCCTGTTTGTCTTATTGTTGTAGATGTAATACCAGAATCTGTTCTAATATCAATCCATTGATAAGGCATTCCAGCAATATCAATCGAAAGCCCTGAACTCTGTGGTACTATAAATAATCTTTTTGTTGCACCATATATTGACGGAGACCCTGCGGTAATCTTTGTTGCGGCTGTGCTTGCTGTTGGTTCAAGATAAAGATTTCTACCATGATGATATATACTTCCACCATTAACAAAAGTTACTAAGTCGCTTGACCCTTGTATATGTAGATTCCAAGTCTGAATACGCATATCTGCGCCATCATCCACGGTAAGCGATTTAATAGTAGGATAGCATTGAACATAAATATTTGTTTTTATGGTTAAATCTACATCTGATGTATCTTCTGAAGCCCATGAATTAGAAACAAAGCATAAATTAGCGGCTGCACCGTCACAAGTTATAGAAGCGTCAAGTGTAAGGCTTCCGGTTCCGTCTGAATTAAATTGGAACTGTGAAGCTGTCATTGCATACCCATTCTGATCAAAAGACATAGAATGAGTTGCTTGGCAGTCTATCTCATCAACGTCAATTACCTCATCTACTGTTATAGTACCTGTACCGCTATTTGCATCTATAATAGTAATACTATTTGCATCAGGTTTATTACCTGAAATTGGTGTACCACCACTTACTATTGCCCAGTGATTAGTGTCATCACTCCAGTTACCACCATTACCAACCCAATATTTAATTTTATAATTTACAGTGTGATTTTTAGTTGCTGCTTCAACAGTACTGGTAGTATGAGTTACTGCAATACCAATTGATGTAGTATGAGTTTTTGTTGTTGCCTCAATAATTCCTGTTGTATGATTGAAAGCAGGCATATATTTAATAAAAGTATGTGTCTTTGTTGTTATTTCAACAGTATCAGTACTATGATAATAATGTGTATCAAAATCCCAGTTAGTATTATTTCCACCATCTACATTTGTGCCGTTACCAGCAACAGGTTCATTTCCGGTATCAGTATTATTACAGTCTGTTACACTAAGGTAGGATACTTCCATCGAGGCCGGTGCATCAATATAATATTGAGTAGAAGGACTGGAACTTACCCATGTAACAAGGTTTCCAGAAGTACCACCAACATCATCAGCAGTATAACTACTGATTGTTAATTTATTTCCGCTTGCCGCTGTCCAAGTTATTGTTTTATTAGGAGTTTTAGTTAGCAGTCTGGAAACGGTTAATGCTTGATTAAGAACAATAGCATTATCACCTTGTAGAGTGAAAACACAGGATGCTGAAGTTATTGATCCAATAGATGCGCCAAGAGTAAAAGTTCCGTCATCTGAAATGGTTAGTCCGTTACCCATATTCAAGGTACCAGTACCACCAATATTAACATTACCGTTAGAAGTCAATACCTGACCGCTCCATGATACAGCTTGATTATTTGTTGCATCAACAGTTAAGGATTCTATTGTTGCTGAATCAGAGAATGTAAACCCACTACCTGTTTTCTTTATCACTATTGGTGGCAAAGTTTGTCCACCGGAAGTTAGCGAACAAGCTGCTGTTCCATCAAATTCTATTTTTGTACAAGTATCAGCTCCATTAACGGTTGTATTCGTAGTTAGATCAAAGTCCCCACCGACAAACCATGTTGACGTACCGAAATTAATTACTGAATAATCATTTACTTCAGAAAACACATAGTTTGATAAATCAATAGTTGATGACCCACAATTTAAAACAGGATAAGCCGCAGCATTATTTCCTTGTATATATAAATTTGCAGCAGTTAAATTATAATTATCGGTATAATAATTAATAATACCGTAACTTTGAGATAAAAAAGCAAGATTTTGAGTTATCGTTACATTGCCTGTTTGTCTTATTGTTGTAGATGTTATGCCAGAATCTGTTCTAATATCAACCCATGGATAAGGCATTCCAGCAATGTCAATTGAAAGACCTGCGCTCTGTGGTAATATAAATACCCTTTTTGAACCATACATTGACGGAGACCCTGCAGTAATCTTTGTTGCTGCTATACTTGCTGTCGGTTCAATGTAAATATGTTTGCTAAGATTTATACTTCCACCATTAACAAAAGTTACTAAGTCGCTTGACCCTTGTACATGCAGGTCATAACTTCCCAAAGACATATTTGCGCCATTATCAACCGTAAGGCTTTTAATATCTGGCTGCCAGTTTACGCTCACGTTTGCGCTTATTGTCAGATCAACATTTGACGTATCTTCAGAAGCCCATTGATCAGTTACAACAGCCACACGCGAAGCACCATCACAAGTTATAGAAGCGTCAAGTGTAAGGCTTCCGGTTCCGTCTGAATAAAAACGGAACTCAGAAGCTGTCATCGCATACCCATTTTGGTCAAACGACATTGACTGACTGGATAAACAATCTATTTCGTCAACATCTATTGTTTCATCAACCGTTATGGTGCCTGTTCCGCTGGATGCATCTACAACACCACGATCACCGGTTCCGGGCTTATTACCAGCACCAGGCGTTCCACCGCTTGACGTTGCCCAGTGGTTAGTATCATCACTCCAGTTACCACCATTACCGACCCAATATCTGTCAGCCATAGTCTATACCCTTATTATGAGATTGGTTCTTCTTCAATTTTTAGATACACCGTTGCTACAAGCCGCATACCTTCAGACGGAGCATGATTAATTGCATACGTCTTATTCAGTTCCTGAAACGCACCATCATTCTTTTTGAATGCTGCGCCGATTGTATCATCAACATTAAGTGTTGCTGCCGGAAACTGACCGCCTGTACCATTCAGTTTAATCGAAACCATTTGTCGTGATTTTATTGGTTGTGCAAGTGTATGACCGCATCTTGTGCAATCAGTAATTGTGGTATCTCCTTCTGCCATAATTTACTCCTTTAGATTATTAAGGAAGAACTCACAATTCCCCCTTTTAAATTAAGTTTATGCCTGTGCAATAGTCATCAGTCCGTCACTGTCAATATTGATAGTGAAAGTCTGACCGTCAGAAACAGTCTGATCTCCACCAAGATCAATTATATAAAGAATTGACTTAGGAGTTGAACTATCATTATATACAACAGCATAACGAGCAGCAACACCACCAAGTGTTCCACCTGAAGCTGTCCATGTTGGGTCTGTAATATCAATTTTAACAAGGTCATTTGAATCATCATCAGTCACTGTACAAGTAACAGTATAACCACCAGTAGTATAACCATTACTATTGGCAAGTTCATCACCAGATACATCTGAATACTGAGTATGATCAGCACTCGGAGTATAGGTATTATCTACCAGTGCAACTTTTACAGTATCTGTACTGTTCAGGTCTTGCTCTTTTTCACAAACTGCTCGAAAAAAGTCATGAGGGATTACGTCTGCCACAATAAACTCCTTTTGTTAAATTATTTTATTTAAACCACTAACCTTTTTTATCCAATTTAATAATATCACTTAATTTCTTAGCCAATTTAATTTGACCGAAACGCTTTGCCATCTTTGCCATAATCTCTAAAATATCATCAGCTTCTTTAACTAAATTTTTTACATCTTCATCTTGTTTGAATTTATCAGATATTTGTTTCAAGTGCTCAATAAGATTCCCAACTTTTTTATAAATTTTAATCAAATTTGTTATAACAAAAATTATAGTTCCAAGGCCAATACCACAAGCACCAGCTATAGCTAATAGACCTTTGATATCATTAATCTTATCACCAAAACCACCAGCATATGCTATACAAGTCAAACTCAATACTAAAAAAGAATACTTAATCATATGTACTCCCTATACAGTTGCTAACTTTTTACCACCTGTAAACTCACGTGTAAAAAATATTCTGCCTGAAACAGTTACATTAGCACTTACACTTATGCTCAAAATATTATTAGCATTAGATGGTAAGAATATATCCCTATCAGTAGAATGTACTTCACCAGATGCAGTTAAAGTTCTTTCATATATAGCAGTATCACCCAGATATAATGTAATAGTTGCTGCATCAGAAATTACCAAATCTACTTCATGAACATGAATCTTAGAATTTCTATCAACAATTCCACCATCAATTATTGTAACACCAGTTTCAATTAAAGTAGTTTTAGTTTGAATACCAGAAGTGCTAACTTCTAAAATTTTCACATCTTTGTTACTTTGCATACACATCTCCTTTATTATATAATATAAAAAAAACAGCCAAATTAACCTAATACAGTAGAAGAATATCGCTCTAAAGTATCAATTATGTTTTTACTCATAAAATACCTAAAAGAATACTCATTTTTACCCTTTTTAAGATTATCCCATATATTAAGTTTTAATGTATCGTGAAATTCCTTTAGTTTATCCACTCCAAATTGTTGCATATCTTGAAGCAATTTATTACGAGTATTTATTTTCTTCTCTTCAATTGCAGTTTTAGAAGCAGGTTTGCTTAATTTTTCTTTTTCAGGTCTTAAATCAATAGTAACATAAACTTGATTTTTAAAAGGAATTTTAAATCTTTTACTAACCTGATGATGCATTAAAACATTAACTGGCCCTTTCTTTGCTAACTCTGTATGCTTCTTGCAAAGTATCCCATTAGGAGAATCAGGAGATTCTTTACATCTACTCAAAATAGGGTCTCTTATATTATTAGTTGCTAAACATCTAAGTACCATCTTCCCTCCAGCTGGTTATTTTTTAAGAGGTGAATCTAACATAGAAATATTATTCTCGGTAGATTCAGCAACCTTTACTTTAATTTTATCAGGAAATTTTTCTTTATCTAAAATTCTCGGTAATGTACCAGTAAATTTCATAGCAGTAGTTCCAGCAGGATGAGTTGAATTAGTAGGACAACCCTCTTTCCAATTGCTATAATTGTCATTTACATTTTTCTCTATTCCTCTATTTTTATAATAATTAATCTTTCCAACAATATGTTCATCTTTTCTACAATAACCTAAATGATAATGCATTCTCATCATTATTTTCATTAACCGATAAAAAGGCTCACATACTTTCCTGCCTTCTTTATCTACATAATAATTAAATCCATTTTTTATATCTACAGGGTGATGAAAATCTTTTCTCCATCTCCATGCTCTTGATTCTGCACAATTCCATTGCCCACCAATAGCTACGGTATCAAGATTTTTCCAAAAATGCCATCTTTGTGTATTTATTACAGTCAAATCAGGTTTATTCATAAATAATCTTCTCAAATACTCTATATCACTTTCTCTCCACACTTCGTCACTATCTACTTTAAGATATAACTCGGTATCTATCCTTTCAGCGATTGCATTTTGCATCTCATTCTTATTCTTCCACAATTTGCTTTTTCTATCAGGATAGACATCTTCTATAGTAACAACTTGAATCTTATTAAGTGGATCAATATATATATTCTTTAAGTAATTAATAGTATCATCAATAGAATGTCCTTTATTAACTAAATTAGGATTATGCTCTGCATAATCCTCTACAGCACCTTCTACTAAAATAATTTTTTCTACGCTATCATATATACTGTCTAAAGTATCTTTTATCACATCCATACCATTTAGTATAATTACACCAGCTGTAAACTTAGGATAATTCTTACCATAGAAAATTCTACGGTAATTGTTCTTACATTTATATGGTAAACAAGGTATGTTACTATCAGGACTCCACATTTGTTCTAAAGCATACTCTGCTCTATCTTTCTGAAGTATTTCATCAGAAAGATACTTTCTTATCATCTTACCTAATTTCTTCACATCTCCTGTTTTAACAAATTGTACAGCATCTCCATATACCCATTTAGTTATGGCTAAATCATAAGCTATCACAGGCTTGCCACAATAAATAGCTTCAGCAGGAGGCATCCCAAATCCTTCAAATCTTGTAGGTATAACTAATAGCTTAGATTGCTTGATAAGTGTGAATTTTTTATCATCTCCTATACCTGCAAAAAATTCTACCTTAACATCATTATTAGAAGCACATAACATTAATCTTTCTCTAACCTTAGCATTATGAGAACCTATGAAATTAATTTTTGGTTTTATTTTTTGCGGTAAATTTCCTACAGCTTTAATAACATCATCTGGACACTTAAAATCAACATGTCTTCCAATAAAACATATTTCATTCTTTTCTTCAGCATCAATCCTATCAATCATGTAAGTATTTATAGGAGGTGGAAATTCATAAAACTCACCTTCAAACTTAGTATCTGAATACCATTCTTTTGCAGCTTCTATAGTTGGGCCAGGATTAGATAATATATTTGTAGCAAAACGGCTTACACAAGATTTCCATTCTTGCCAATATAATTCTGTTCCATCAGTACCACCACGATATTTTCTTACAAAATTAGGTGTCTCAAGAACTAAAGGATAGCAAGGTAACTGCCATTTATCTGCATAAGAAAAGCCTTCCAAAATTCTCGGAACACAAATTACAATATCAATATTATTAAAATCATTTTTTAAAAGCCAATTACTTTTAAAACATACATCTCCTGCTATCCATTCTATTCTATCTTCAATATCAAAAAATCTATAATCTTTTATAATATTAGCAGGATATAAATCAGATATAATAGTTACTTTGTGACCCATTTCTGCTAAATGATGAGCTGCTAATAAAGTATGAATTCTACCACCTGAATAATGTTTTACATTATTCATCCATATTCCAAAATGTAACATTCCAGATTTAGCTGGCCTTACAGGATAATTAATATTACCATTAGAATCTTGCTGAAACGCTTTAAAAATAGGATTATTTATAGAACTTACTAAAGCATTAAATTTAATGGCATCAAAGTCTTTGATATCATCACTATCTATATCAAAGAGGAATCTTTTTCCATTTTTAAATACTTTAGAATCTTTGCCAAATTTATAAAATAAATCAGCACCTTTAGATGATGGAATATCTATTTGGGAATGGGTTTCACTATTCTCTACTTTAATTCTTCTTCTTGATAATTGACGAGCTGTTAAATGACGATTTTTCCTATGCATAGGCTGGTTATTTGGTAACATTAAATTCTCCAATATTATAATGGTAAGAGAGAAAGGGGCTATAATTTGCCCCTTTCTCTACTATATCAATATTATTATCAGTTATGAAGCTGACGGAGAAGTCAGTCCAAACATTGCAAGAACTGCATCATCATATTCAACTTCCATCGCAATACGTTCAGAAATAGCCATAATAGTGCTATCATTTTTGATAACAACATCTTCAGCCATTTTGATACGCCTACGGTCACCAATAATAACATTATCACGGTGAGTTGTGACACCCTGACCGTTAGGAATGTAATCACTATTAATGATCTTCCATTTATTATAAATCTCACCAATTTCACCAGTCAGAAGTGTAGCTTTTGGGCCATACTTATCAACAGTTTTTAGAGAAGTATCACGAAGCAACTGATTACATGACCAAGGATTAAGGAAAGAAATCAGCTGAGAAGTCTGCTTGGCATAAAGGCCAAGACGGTACATAGCTTCACCAAAAACATCAGTAGTAGCATTGCCATTGACATGCATAGAGGTGCCAGATTCACGTCCAATAGTAAGAATACCATCAAACGCCAAACGAGCATCTTTATTAAACCATGTAGTGGGAGTTGCACTTGCTTCAGTAGCAGTAGTAGGAGTATGATCAACATCACCAGTAAGAAAAGCCTTTTCTTCATGGATCCCCATACCACGTGCAAAAATCTTCCTTATCATAGATTTCATATCAATAACACCATCTTCAAAAGTTTCTTCAGAAACTTCCAACCATGCAAACAGCTTTTTAGCTGTCAGTGTAATGCTGGAAGCTGTGAAGGTAGTTTCCTGACCTTCAGTTGCTTCATTAGCCTGATAATACACATTGGTACCAGTCAGGAGCTTCGGCACTGTGCGTGTAGCAGATTTCATAGGAAAGCTACGAAACACTTTGCGGAAGTTATTATATTCAGTAACAATATCAATAAAAGTCGCAGCAAGAGGAGCAGGCAGGAACGGATTTGCTGCATTACCACTTTGGCCAGCACCAATCGTTATAGCCTTAACTAACCTCTGAAGGTCTTTAACATTTTTGACCTTTACTTTCATTATAAGACTCCATAATTTAAATGTTTTATAAATTAATGCAACTTACGTTGTTATTCGGGTGGATATAGTCTAATATTATATTCATATATTAAAAGGAATTAATCTTCCTGTGTATCTTCATCTGCTTCTTCAATCTCAACTAAACCTTGTTTCTGCAGAACTCCGGTAAGTTTTGCACCGAGTACATCATCAAGGTTCTTACGAGCAAGACGCTGTTCTTCAGAAAGCGGATTGCCTGCAACATCAGTAGTTTCAACGTCAGCAAGATCAACTTCAATTTCATCATTATCATTTGTACCATTAAGAATAGTTTTCTGAGTTTCTTTGCCTTTGCCTTTTGGCTTCTGATTAATTTCCGGATTAATAATACCAGAAATATACTCAGCAAACTCTTTCTTAGTCATTTTATTCAGATCAATAGGTTTGTCCTCATCATTAACAGGATTCTGGATTTCTTCTATTTTAGCAGTAAGTGCTTCAACTGCTGAAGCAACTTTGTTAATTTTATCATCAGTAGTTTCTACAGTTTTCTTCTCAACAGACTTATCAAGGTTGTCTACTTTTTCAGAAATAGCCTTGACAGCTTTAGCAATACCAGCAATAGCTTCACTATTATTATTTTCAGTATTCTTTTCTTCTGGCTTAATTGCGCCAGCAATAGCTTTCTGCAAAATTGCAGCAATTTCTTCAGGATTCATTTTAGTCCTCATTTTGAAGAGGTTTCAATATATCAGATATTTTTGTGCTCACATCTCCTACAATTTTACCAATTATTTTATCCTTACCAGTCTCAGTCTGTAATTTACTTACAGATTTAATAGAATCAAAGAACTGTTTCAGCTCTACAGTAAGTTCATCAGTAACTTGTTTTACTTTGTCCATAGATTCAACAGCAACAACAGCTTTCTTAATCTCATCAATCTTACCCTGCATTCCAATTACTTGGAGATGAGTAGCAAGATGATTGAGAACATATTCTGGTGCTTTCTTAGAAATTGCTTCAGCAAAAACTTTTAATAAAAGTCCAGAATGTAAAAACAACATATCTTTATCAGTAACAAAATGATGCGGATAGTCTTTGTGTACTTTCTTAGTAGAATATTCTTGAGGGAAAGCAATATCAGGAAGTTTATCTATATCAACATTTTCAGGTTCTGATTTGCTTAATTTTGAACTATGCTTGAATGTTAAAATTTCTTTTTCAGAAGGGTTTTCCTTTTCGCATTCGCTCAAAGCCTTTCCTATTGCTACTCCTAATGTATCAGCATTAGCAGGTTGAGTAGTTAGACAAATATGAAAAAGTTCTCCATCATCAAGAACAAAAATTTCTTTTTTCATTTCATCACTAAATTCTCTAAATACTTTAGTAATCTTTCCACCTATAGAAAGGCCGTAATTAATTCCTGTTTTCATCTGCTTTATAATAAAATCAACAGCAGGACTATCAGAAGGCTTCATTAATTTTGCTTTAATATTAAAATTTTCTTCATCTCCACCTGATTCCTTAACTACCCCAATAGTCTGCTTAGATTCTTGCGGATAATGCGTATTATCAGTAAGAGGCAAACCTTTACCAGTTCTCTGCATTTTTGCTATAAAATTCTTAGATACTCTTTCATCTTCTCTATCAATATTAGTAGTAGAGGCTGTACCGTAAAGTACAGGATGTTTACTATCAGCAATTTCTTTTTCGAGTGAAAGAAAATCTTCTCCATCTTCAGTAAGAATTTTACCAAGTTTTATGAAACCCTCAAATTTTTTGGGTTCTTTTAAAATAACTTCTTTCAAAATTTTGCCTCCATTTTTAAAATAAGAAAGGAAAGTTTTCTCAATAATTTCCTTATTTCTATTAGATTTGTAACACCATATATCATCTTTTAAATAACAATGTTTCTTTATATATTTCCAGGTTTCATCTTTATCAAACTTATTATTAATATACGTTATAACAAATGCTTTACCTATACCTTTATTGAATCTTTTTTTATCATCAATGTCCCATAAATATCTTCCATTAATCATTTTCTTAAAATACCCAGCAGTAGGTAGTGATACTTGAGTTACAAATTTTACTATTTCTTCTTCTTCAAGTTTATCACACTTATGAGCTATACTCTTAATCATTATCAAAGCAACATCACTATTCTTTTGATCAAATATAGACTTAATAAAATTAGACAGCTTTCTTCTTCGAGAAGAAGGATTGTTGTAGTCAAAATACATAGCATAATATTGAGCTTTTGCAAAATCTTCAAAATTTTCAGTTACAAAATTTTTCCACTCTTTAGGATGGTCATATTTTAATAATGAAAATAAAAGTTTATCTTCTGCAACTTTAATAAATCCATAGCTGCTGTAATCACCATTAATAGGTTTAAAATGAATATCTTGCATCATTACCTTTTACCATTAAAATTAATATCAAATCTCTGTACTGTATCTACTACTGCATTATTTGTTGGAAAAGAATAAGCCTTACTATAAAAATGCTCTCTCTTTTTAACAAGAGAAGTCACCACTTCTTTAAGCTCAGTATTGCTCATTTTTTCTAATCCAGTTGGTACTTTAAAATTATTTATTAAATACCTATAATTTGGGTCAGATACTGAAGCAATTTTCTTTTTCTTATCATCTGCATTATCATCTGCATTATCATCTGCATTATCACTTTTAACATTATTATCAGCAGCATCAGGAGCTAATTTAGCTTGATGATATTCTTCTAAAATTGAAAGCGGAGCAAAATTAAGAGGCACAAAAGGCTCATCACCCCAAGGTACAGAATTCATTTGTAACTTACTTCTTAATTGATTTATAGTAATTACTCCATGCTCTAAATATATTTCATCTATCTCTGCTTGCTTCTTTTCATCTTCTATATCAAGATTAGTAGATGTCAAATAAATATCATCAAAATTCAAATTCTGATCTGCCCATATAAGAGTTGCATTCATAGTATGAACCAACATCCTAATGAGAGGAATTATTGCATTCTTCTTAAATTGTTCAGTTTGCACTTCAGAATTTAATTTCCCTGTTGTATCAGTAAGAACACCAAGAACCATAGGTTGACAACCATATATTGCTAACATACGGCTTAATAATAATAAATCCCAATTTATAAATTCCATGTCTTTATGAGAAGTTCTCAATTCGTGAATCTTTACATTACCTTTTTCTGCTCCCATAAATAAAGGCAAATGAGGTTTTCCTTTAAGCTCACGATTATACCAAGTTTTTGCTCTTTCTAAAGCACCTTGACCTTTACCAAAACCGAGATTCTCAAACAGAAATGCTATATTAGGTTTTGCATTATTCTGAAAGAATTTATAATTATAATTGACCATTTCAAGATCACCAAGAATAGATATTGCCAAAGAAGTAATAGGGGAAAGACCATTTGCATATCCTGCCCTACGGTTTTTAATAAAATTCATAAAAGAATATTTATCAAAAGTTGCTATAGTTTCTCTATTTCGATACTGAACGTAAGTTTTAGTATCTGGTAATGTTCCATCTGGTTTTGGATTAACAAAAAGTTCTTCACCAGTAATATTAGTCCATATAGAATACTCATTCTTTTCAGAAGAATATTTTGATTCTTTTATAATTTGAGCACCAGCTTCATCATATATAAGAACATCTTTAAGAATTTTCTTACGGATTTCATAAAAACTTTCATTATCTGAATTAGGTCTAAGTAGAAGCTTGGCTATAGTTTCCATCTTTCTTTTAACTGCATCAGATATATCACCTTTCCCATCAACTCTACTTTGTATTGGCATAGGAAATAGTTCAACTTGACAAGAACGCTCTACAGTAAGGTCTATGATTGCTCTAATCCATTCATTAGTTTCATAAGCATTAGTCATAAAATCTCTGGTTACTGCGAAATCAGGATCTTCATGAGGTTCAGTATCAGAAGAAGTCATCATATCACTATGACGCACTTTGCCTTTTAACTTCTTTTCCAGAGTCATTGCTCTGGCAGTTTTAACCATAGTTCTTGAAGGTGCTATCATATTTTTCCTTAATGTTTAAGTTTTATTTGATTTACTATGCACGTTTATTTGTACTATTATGCAGATTATACTTACAATAATTGCTCCAACAAATTTAGATATAGCAGTTGGTATTTCATATGAGTCAAAGTTAATTATAATATACACTCCGTACACAATAGAAAAAAGTAATAACACATAAAAAGTATCAATAAAGATTACAGACAATAAAGTTTCAAACTTCTGAATAATTTCTGCATATGTATCAGGGTCTAAAAAAATTGCAATAATATTTTTTATCCTCAACCATAATTCTTTCCTTTTTTGCCTTTTTAAATCACGTTTAAAATTACTTTCAGGTTTATTATCTTTTTTCTTTTCAGGTAAAGAACCTGATATGTTCTCTTTAATATCATCAAAAGTATCTTTTACTTTTCCCATCATAGATTTCTGCGGTTTCTCTACAACATCATCCAAAGTATACTTCTCCATCTCCTGCTAACTCCTTCACTAAAGTATTTGTAACTGCTGCACATCCATCTAATACATCTTTACTACCATTCTCTATCCCTTCTGTTTCAAATCTCTCAGTAGAAATGTCTGGATGATCAATTTTATTACCTACATCTAAAACTTCTTTAGCTTCACGTCTGAAAATAGGATTGCTATAAATTTTAAATATTCCCTGTTGCATATAATCTTTCATAGTGTAATAAGGTGCTTTACTTCTATCAACAGAAAATTCTTCAGCATCTATTCCTTTTCGGTTAAATTCTTGAATAGACTCTGCACTATTCCATCTATCAAGAGTTACTTTTAAAATTCCAAAACTACGCTTCTCTTGTAAATCTATAGCAAACTTCCTAACGTCAGCTATGCGTACTTCTTTGGCTTCTCTTGTGCAAACAATTTGTGCAGCAAGATCAATTACTATGCCATATCTTAACTGACCTTGATATTCAGATAAATCTATCCCATATTGCTTTTTATAATAATCTATCCATGCTTTATCATAATGTACTCTCATTTGTTGCATATGAGCTAATACCATTCCTATGGCATCTCCACCATTAAAAGTCTGGCCTTTAGCTAAGTCTATATGAAGCGCATAATAATATTCATCATCTCCTTTAAACCATGGTTCTACAAGATTATTAATTCCAATAGAAATATCTTTTATTGTATGAGTATCATTTCTCAGAGGATTTATAGAAAATCTCTGCACAGTATCTATAGCACCATCTATAACAAAAGTATTGCTGAAAAGATTAGAAGTTTCAAATTTAGGGTCTTTGCACTCATATATCATTGCAGCCTTTTCAGGGTCTTTTTCATAATCATCCCTAAACTGTTCTCTCAAATCTCCTTCTGATTTATCAGTTCTTACTTCATAAGTTGAATACTTCCGTACAAATGCTCTGGGATTTTTAGATGCTTTCTTTAACATTATGCTCATAGGACAGTTTGTCCCATACTTATAGCTTATGCACATTAATTTACCAAACTTAGAACTTCTTCGTATTGAAGAGCCTAAAGAATCATATTGTCCTATAAGTTTATCATCACTCTTACCAGTAGATACACCAAATACTCTTTCAGGTCTCATTGCTCCAACTTCATCCATAACTCCTAAAACAATAGTAAGACCTTCACCAGTAAATTTATCTGATGTTAGAGAATGACAAGTTATTCCTCTTTTGAACTCAATATTAACTTGTTTAATATCTCCATCTCTATCACGCAAATCCATATACTTAAATTTTCTTGTTCCAACATCAAAGTAAAAGTTTTTAGTTGAGAACCAAGGCATACCTGTATCTGGATCACGAGTTTTCTTAATGAAAGCAACAAGATATTTGAAAAATATATTTTTAGCTTGTTTTGCATTAGAAGCTACATTTACAAGGTCTATAGGGGAACCTACACCAAGCCCTAAAAACTTTTGAGGATTTGTCATACAGGCTAATTTATAACACTGATAATCAAAACATTTTGCAATAGTAGAATCTTTTCCACTACCTTTACCCCACATTAAGATAGACTCTGCCCAATTTAAGTCTGTATATTCAAAAGGATTTCTACCACAAATAACATCAACAGTTTCTTGTTGTTTAGCAGAACAAGACTCTCCAAGCATCTTTTCAAAGAAATAGCGAGAATCTACTGGCTCATATCTCCACTCTTCATTAAATGGAGAGAATCCTGTAGGAAATTCTTCTGTAAATGTTTCATTTTGTTTTTGTTCTTTAAATTTCTCATCACGTGTTTTTGCTAAATCTTCCATTTCATCAAATAGAGTATCAATATATGCTTCTTTTAGATTCTTTTTGCCAGAACCTAAAATTGACCTTTCTGATTTTAAAACATCTGAAAAAGTCTTTCTTGACATTAGAACCTCTGTGGCTGTTCAATTAATATTGGTTTACCAGAATCATCATAAATACCAATTTGTATACCAGAACAATAAAGGTATCCATTTAAGAAACGTGGTTGAAAAAGTCTATAGCAATGTTTAACTTTGGTTTTAGGATTTGTGCAAGAAAAATCTAAAGCATCTTTCCATTTAGCATCAACTTGTTTGCCTTCTACTGTAGAAGCTGTGTACTTTTCTTCAAGGATAGGTAAAGCTGTGTGAATCTTTAATTCTAATTTTTCCCAATTAATAGAACCATTATGAATTTCTTCATCAAGGACTTCTTTAATTTTCCTCATATGTTACTTTCCATTCTTTAAATTGGTTTGTTTTCAATCTCTTTATGAATGTAGGATAATCTTCAAAGTAGATAACTTTTCCAAACATTCTTATTTGAGCACACTTACCACACATAGGTTCAAATTTATTAGAATCTGGTCTTAAAATTATAAATCCTGACTCAATATGATATTTGTCTAAACAATTACAACACTCTACTTTACCAGAAGACATACTAATTTTGATGAATTCAGAATTAGGTTTAACTGGTTCTTTTGGTACTAAGTATTTTGGTATCATATTCCATTTCCTAATTTTGTTATAATTACCCTAATCTTAAAATCATAGAACGGTTGTGTGAATTCACACAACCGCTGCACCGTAAGGTGCAGCAAAGTTTCTTATTTGAAACTTTCATACTGTAACTCTCCCTATAAGAAATATATATTAGCGTAGCTAATATATCTTCCTTATAAGAAAAGAACAGTTTATTTACCTTTTACCAGATAATATTATTATTTATACTATCGTATATAGGAGGTTTACTTAACACATTTCACAGTAAATTATTGTGTTTACTTTGATTTTTAAGTTTTAAATTTTCCCTCACTATACATCAAATTCATTCAAACTATTAGAATTATTACATTTATTATGTTCTGTTACTTTGTTTGATAAAGTAGGTACAAATAAAATTCCGCAATCTTCACAAGAATAATACTGCACATTATTTCTACTACCATATATGATTGGTTCCTGAAGATGAGGAATAATTTTAATACTTTTGCATAATGGACATTTCATGAGCATTCTCTGGATAAAAACCTATAAAGCTAATATAACTAAAAAACAGTTATGAAGTAATAAATATATGATACTTTCTTTAAAATGTCGAAAAAAGTATTTAGTATCAGGTAAAGTTTTTATTATATTATCTCTAAGCCGAGAAAGGTTATATATGAAAACAAGCATGGATAGAAGGACTACTGTACTATTAGATTTCAATAATCAAGTATGGAGAAATCACTTCGCTACCGAGAGGAAAATGCAACCCAACTCTGATGGTATCCATACTGGCTCAGTATTGGGTCTAATGAAAGTATTAAGACATGCTATGAAAATTGCTTCCAATAATGGAACACCCAAGTTAGTAATATGTGAAGATAGATACCCGAAAAGAAAACATCAACTCTATAAAAAATATCAAGATGCTTTTAAAGATTATGATGGGTATATTAAATATAAAGGCAACCGTGATAAAAAAGATTTGGATTATAATCCAATAGAACTATGTCAAAAATATATCAACTGTATTCCACATACTAAGTTTTTTCTTGATGGTGAAGAAGCTGATGATGTAATAGCTTCTTATGTTATGAAACATCCAACAGAAGATATTTTTATATATTCTTCTGATAGAGATTTATGGCCTTTACACCATAGAAATATCAGAGTTATTTTTGATAGTGATGGTAATACTCCTACTCAAGAAGCGTGTTTAAAACGATTTGAAACACCAGATTTTAGAAAAATCTATTTACATAAAATTATTCGTGGAGATAGTGGTGATAATGTTAAAGGTGTTAAAGGTTACCAATTTAAGAAATCTATAAAGGCTTTTGATAATTGTGACGGAACTTTAGAAGATTATTTCATTAAATTGTATGAAATGTTTGGTAAAAATAACCCTTTTTTGTCTAAATTATTTTTACCACACAATATAAGATTGATGGTATTAAATCAAAAAGTAGTTCGATTAAAATGGAACATAGATTATGAAATTCAAAAGATTACTGAGCCAAATACAGATGAATGGAAAAATCTATGTATGATTTTTGAAACACCATCACTTTTAAACCTTAAATTAATGGAGTTGTTCTAATGCCAAGCGGAATCCGTAACTTATTTTGGGAAAATGAAAAACATGTTGAACTATTTAAGAAACTTTGTAAAAAATCTGAAAGTAGACCTTTAATCAGATGGAAAAAATTTCGCAAACTTGACAAAAAAGGAGTATTTAAAGATGTCAGTAATTCTCAGCTTACATCTACCCATAGAAAAATGTGGCTTGTAGAAAAAGGAATCTGCCCTAAATGTGGGAAATACTATTTGGAAGATAATCAAAAAGTATGTTCTGAATGTGTTGAGAGAAATAAAAAGAATGTTGTAGAATTTTACAAAAGAAAGAGAGAAACTAATGCTGACTGAAGATGAAACTCAAGAGTATTGGGAAGAACGATCTAATAAATTGGGAGAAAGAACTGTTGGCTATGGTGATAAAAGTCTTGAACAGCAAGACGGTTTTTATAAAGAAGTGTCGGAGTTTATATTTAATATTGTTGATGGTTCCCTTAGTACTGTTGATTATGGTTGCGGAATAGGAAGACACTCTCCTTCTTTTACTGGAACATATTTAGGTATTGATATGACTGAACAATTAATCCGCTATGCTATGAAACGCAATCCGAATAAAACATATATATGCTCTAATAATCCGTATATTTCTGATGATATAGGTGGCATCCAATGGATACAACAATTCTTTACTGCCACAGTTCTTCAACATTGTGATGATGAATTAGTTTTAAAAATATTAGATTCAGTTTATTATCAAAAGAAAACAAATTTTATATTTGCTTTATATGAAAATAGTCACGGATTTAAGAAATCTCATGTTATTGGACGTAAACCTTCTGATTATATTGATTTTATTAAAAAAGTTGGTTTTAATATTGGAAAACTTCAAGTTAATACTCATCTTAATAAAGGTGAACAACATTCTTTGATAAAGGTTTGGGTATGAAAGCATATATTGTGGCAGGTATGAAAAGATCAGGTCATCATGGGCCTGTTATGTGGATAAGTGCTAACATACCATATGGCACTATTCTATTTAATGATTGTAGTAAAGGATGGTCAAATAAAGTTTTAACACCTTCTAATTATCAATCTCCACAAGCTCAAGAAATTGCTGTAGGTGATATAAAAAATATCCGTAATGCTATATTCAATATTGAAGATTTTAATATGGATTGGCTTGATAAACATGATGTAATAAACTTTCATAATGTGGAACGATATTTAGAAAAATATTTCATATTGGTATTGCGTGATCCATGGAATTGGTTAGCTTCAAGATTAAAGATGGGTGGTAGTGTTGTCAAAGAGCTTGACAAGAAAATAAATTACTATAATAAACAGTGTGAATTTGCTTTAAAATTAAAGACTTATAAGTATGCACCTTCTACAATTATTATCAATTATAATATGTGGTTTACCGATATTAAGTATAGGAAAAGATTAGCCCAAGTTTTAAATTTGAATACTGGTGCTGAAAATAATGGCCTGAATATTTTATCTACTCGTGGTGGTGGTTCAAGTTTTGATAAATTAAAATATACAGATAAAGCTCAAGATATGAGCGTACTTAATAGATGGAAATATTATTCAAAATCTGAATTCTTTAGAGATTGTATTAAAAAGATACCTATGAAATATCAAGACTTATTTCCAGAAGTAAGGGATGAGTATTATGCCAAAACTTTCAACTCAATATGAAGGATATAAGAACTATTGTATAAAGCAAGATAGAGAACCACTTTCTTATGAAGAATGGCTCAAAGAGAAAACTAAACAAAAAATAGTTACAACTTGTAAAAAATGTAAGAAAGGAATTGTCTAATTTTCATATAGTATTTCAATAGAAAATTTATTATATTAATATTAAGAAAGGAGAAAGCTATATGAAAGATATTAAAAAAAGAATGTTATTTGTTGTAAATAAGATAATAGAGGTTGTCTTAATTGCTATGATTACAGCGTTTCTTACGGCTTTTATAGTTATATCCTATTTAAAGCCTTATTTAGAAAATTTTAAATCTCAGAGTCCATATATGTTTCAAAATACTATTGAAAAAGTAAATATATGATTTGTGAATGGTCAGATAAATTCAGGCAAGATTATAAAATTTATCTGGAGCCATTATTAGCAAGTGCTTGTTTAGCAGAAGGAGCAAAATTAAAAATTACAAGGTCTAAATATATTAGATATTGTATTATAAGAGGATTAATTAAAGATGGTTATCCTTTAAATAAAATAACTCATAAATTTGATAAATTTTATAAATCAATAAGTTAAATAAGGGAATTTCGTATAATAGGGGGTTGTCGTAAACTCCAGTCGTACTTTTAACAATATTGAGGTTGCTTATGTGGTCAACAGTATGTGCAGTATTAATAGCGTTGCTGATACTTTCGATAGCTGATAATATGAAGCTACGCAACAAAATAAAGGAAGGCACTACTTCCGCATCCGACAACAAACAAAGTACACAATCAATTTGCAAAACTTGTAAGAAACGGTTCCACTGTGATGTGTGGGCACTCGAGCATAATGAGTATCCACTCGAGTTGGTCGTCTCG